AAACAGTTTTCAATACCATCAGACATCATTTCATCACGGTATGTGTAGTTAATAAAGTTAGGTTTATGAGATAGACCTTCAGCAATCTTCATGAAACACTCTCCAATGTAATTTGGTATAGGAGGTGGTTCTGTTTTATTCTTCTTTGCTTTCTTTACTCTATCTTGATAATCTACTAAGGCTGCAAGAAAGTCAGCGTTGTTTATATAATGTTTTTGCCTAGTTGCCATTCTTTACCCAATCTATTGTTATTCTTAATCCATTTTCCAACCTATAATCCGGAGTATATCCCAATTCATTTTTGATTTTGTCATAATTAATTGAATATCGTTTATCATGACCTAAACGGTCAGTAACAAAAGAAATTAGGTTATGAGGTTTACCCATAATATCTAATATAGTCTTTGCCAAATTTAAATTTGAACCTTCTGTGCCACCACCAATGTTGTATGTTTCACCAACACGGCCATTTTTCATTACTAAGTTAATTGCCTTACAATGGTCATCAACATATAACCAATCTCTGATATTATCACCAGTACCATAAATTGGTATTTCAATATCATTTAAAGCATTATTAATAATTTTTGGTATTAATTTTTCTTTGTTTTGTGCCGGTCCATAGTTATTGGAACAGTTTGTTATGACGGTTGGCAAGCCGTATGTAACATTAAATGCTCTCACCCAATGGTCACTACAAGCTTTAGATGCCGAGTAAGGACTGTTTGGCTTATATGGAGTATTCTCTGTAAAACTATTCTCATCATCTAATTCTAAACTACCATACACTTCATCTGTGGAAATATGGACAAACTTCTTTAGTTGCTTTAACTTGAGAGAACACTCTAATAAATTAATGGTACCTAAGATATTAGTTTGAATAAAAGGTTGGTAATTATGTATAGAGTTATCAACGTGAGATTCTGCTGCAAAGTTTACCACATATTCAGGATCAAACTCTGAGAATATCCACTCTATATTTTTTTTGCTTGAAATATCATGCTGTAGAAAAATCAAAAACCCACAATCAATTAAAGGCTTAATATAATCTCGATTGGACGCATAGGTTAAACTATCGACACAAACTACCTGTCTATGAGGGTTTTCATTATATAAATGATATAAAAAATTACTGCCTATGAAACCGGCACCACCTGTTACTAAAATCATAATTACCACATAATGTTATTGACATATGCTTGACAAGTGTGTATAGTCGAGTATGTCCTTGGTTGAAAGTATTAATGGATTGTATCTCCATCACTTCTTAAATCTTCAAAATCATCAAGTATATCCTGTATCTCATCGTCATCCATATTATCAACAAGAGATTTTGCCTTTAATAATTCTTTAATCTTGTATACCGTATTAAGGTAATATTCACAGAATTCATCCTCAGGTTCCATTACAGAAAGAACATCTTTGCTTTTAATCGAGATTGAATTCTTTTTTAAGAGTTGAACAGGCAACCAATGACGCATTACCAAACCCGAATCTCTGCCACGGAAATCAATATTAAATTCCATTGGTTCTTCCAAAACATATTCTTCGGCACTATTCAAAGCCACATTGGCAATCAAGTCAGTTCCATTTTGTAGTTTAATTATTTGTGTTTTATACTCAAGCATTTTTTAATCCTATTTTGTATATTTTAAAAGGGAACTTCTCCTCATTATATATCTTTGTTCTTTCCACGAAATGTTTAAGTGTGTAATTCATGTGTTTTTTGTGTCTAAGGTCATCAGATATATCATATAGAGTGGCTATTTCTTTGCCTTTATTCTGTCGTAAGCCTCGTCCAATACTTTGCAAAGTTCGAATGCTCGATTTTGTTGGCATTGCAAATATAATGTTATGCAAATTCCTAATATTAATTCCAGTACTAAAAGTCCCAAAACTAGCCACAATAATAGCATCGTTTTCTATCTCCATAATCTTTCTAATATCTTCACGGTCTGTTGTATCTACACCACCATGAATAAAGAAAACTTTTCTGTTGCCAATCTTCTCTGTATCCTTTATCATATCATACAGTATTTTGCCATGTTTGTCAACCATTTGATATAATACGAGTGTGTTTTTACCTAAGCTAACTGCAAGATTCTTAATGAACTTATTACGAGTTTCATGTGAAATGAGATACTGAATTTCTTCAGCATAAGTTTTATCTTTTACGAACAAACATTCTTCATCGGTATGCTTTAATACAAGACATTTAATCTCAAAGTTGGACAGTTGGTCCTTATCAATCAGCTCTTTTGTGGTAATAACCTTTCTTACAGGACCAAATAATCCTTCTAGTACCAGTTTATGAGTTTTAGTGCCATCTAATGTACCTGTAAGACCAATACGGTATTTGGCATTAACACAGGAGGTAAGAATTGTGGTGAGAGATTGTGCTTTGAATAAATGTGCCTCATCACCAATCACATAATCAAACTGTTTGAAGTATTCTGGTGGCATCTTATATAATGATTGCCATGTAGAAATAATTAAATCTTTATCTGAATCTTTTTCTTTACCTTGGTAAATACGGTGAACATTGGTCATTTCACCATCATTATAATCACCAAAGTCGGAGTATAACTGTTCGACCAAAGAAGTGGTTGGAACAATAACTAGTCCTTTTAAATTTTGATATTTGTGTAATTGTTGAAACAGTAGGTAGATGATAAGAGATTTGCCTGATGCCGTTGGTGAAACCAATAACGCTCGCCGTTTTTGCATGGCATGAACAAAGGCATTTAACTGATGTTCTCTTACTTCGATTGATTTGCCATTAGAATGAATGTTTAAATCTTCTGCAAACTTTTTGGCATGGTACAATGAAAACTCATCTTCAACATCCACACCACCTTCATATTCAAAGGTGTAATCTCTTTCTTCACAAAACTGCTCTACATAATTTAATAAACCACGATACAAAGTAAAACTCTGAAGATTAAAAAGTCTTATCTTTCCATCCCAAATTCGATTACGATATGCCGGAACAAACTGGTAACCAGGAACAAAAAATGTGAAAAACTCCGATAACTCTCTAGCGATATGTTTCTCGCAAATTATCTTTACATATACTTCATCTTTTTTATGAATAATAAGATTCATTGTTTTACATAATCTACTATTATTATCAATATCACTAATATTAAAATTATCACTAAAGGACTAATTTTGTCCCAAGTGCTCATTGGAGGATTTACAGGATAAAAACAATCATGGTCTGGATCATATCGATATTTTTTACCACCATGTTCTATGTGAGTATCATAATCATTCATTATTGTCCTCCAATGAATTTTTCCCATGATATAAAATCACGCAATTGCCATGTTCGTTGTTTCAATTCATTCATAATTGATTCAATTACCGAAATGGTTTCTTCATGATATACTTTCTTTTCTAATAGTTTAATCAAATCACTATCAGCCTCTAAGTATGTATTAATGTCGGATTTGAGGGTAAACTGAAAAGGTTCCCAGCCATATTCGGCAAGTTCATCTTGGGACATTTTACCCGTATAATATTCCCATTTAATCTTACGCATACGCAAGTAATCAAAGTGTGCCTTCTTAGAGGCAATCTTATGTTTGGTAAGAATGGAGAGGTACTTGTTGTGGAGTTTTGGAATCTTTAACAGTTCTTTGCCAGGTTCAGTCTGGTCCATATCTGAATCTGATTCCCAATGCTTTAATACTTGTTCTAAGTTTTCCATAATATAATAAAAAAGTTATTCTAAACCTGTATAATATCACATATACATTATGTTGTCAAGCCAATTCAAAATTAAAATAGTCAAACCTAAAGGTGGCATCAGCAGTAATAATCTCATCTGCGGAACTTTTGGTGTCAAACTGAATGTCTGATAAGTCTGTTGGAAAAGTGTTGATAAAATGAACACGAATAATAGGATTATTTAATGCCGAAAGTACAGTCAAAGTGGCATCAGAAAAATTAGCCATACCTCTAGGACTGTTAGGATTTTGTAAGGAGGTAAGACGGTTTCTTTCTTCTGTGCCCTCTGGTGACGCAATAGAACGGAACCAAGAGTGTATTTCTTGCCATGACTGTAACTTCTCATCCACAGCAAAACTTATGGTGAGTGGCTTATAGGACATCTTATTGCCAGGCGAGTATACATCTATACCTGGAAAGTTCAATGGGGCCTCTCCTAGTGAAACCCCTGGTATATTTACCGATTGACAGAAGTATTGTACCGTAGGCATCCTATTAAAGACCAGCAAGAATTTTGTTGGCTGTAAATAGTTAGTATTTTGAGGTTGTCTTGTAAGTGCATTCATATGTTTATTTATGAACCAAAAAAAAGACCACCCGAAGGTGGTCTTTGAAATATCACTCTAAGGTGATTTATTTTCTTTTGGATTACATCAAGTTCTTGACGCCAAACAAACGATAGTAAACGTTTGTACGAGCATTTAAGCGTCCAAAACCAGCGTCTTGACCTTGAGCAAATGGGTTTGCTACCATGCCGTAACGAGTTTTGAATCCAATCTTTGGTTGGAATGTGAACTGGTCAACTGCACGAACCATTTGTAGAGGAACGTATGGGCAATAGAAAATACCAGCATCGTAAGGTGAAGAACCTTTGTATCCGATGGTGACTAATTCTTGGTTGCTTGTGTATCCACCAAAGTATGGGTCAATGTAAACCTTGATACGACCGTGTAACAAACCAGCAAATGTATTGCCTGTATCGTCAACTTGGAGGTCAGCTTGTAGAGCAGGAGTGTAAGAAAGAACACCAGCCATAGCCATTGCAGATGCTACGTCAGATGAAACAATCAATACGTTACCTTTACCTCTACGAGTTTGCTTGGCAATTACGTTAGCGTCACGTTCAATTTGGAAAATCAAACCTTTGAAACGCTCAACAGACCAACGACCGTTTGAATCGGTATCTAAGTCGAAATAACCAGCTTGAGTTACACCATACTGAGCACCAGCAACAGCACAGGTGTAGATTGTACGGATAACTTCACGGTTGATTTCAGCAAGGATCTCGGTAGACAGAATGTTTGACAATTCTGTTTCAGCATCAAGACCATGAATTGCTTTTAAGTCTTGTGCTAATTCGAGTGAGTACTCAGCTTTCAAGGCACGGGATTGAGCAGTTACAGTAACTTTCTCAATTGTGAATGCCATCTGCTGGAACGGTTGACCAACATCGGAACCTAAAACTTCAGCTTGTGCTGTAGGAATAGGGATACCAGAAGTTGTTGTGCCAGAAGTAGGATTCTGAAACTGTGTAGATGTATCAGATGCCAAGTTACCTTGGAAACCGTATGGGTTGTTGGTAGATGTATTACCAGAGAATACTGTGTTAGCCTCGTTGTAGAAAGCTTCAGTATTCGATGTACCAGTTTGAGCATTGTAACGTGCACGCATTGCAAAAATCAAACCTGTAGGACCAGTCATTGGCTGAACACCAGCAACGTCATAAGCGATTAGATTTGGCAAAGCACGGCGTACTAATGAAATCAAGATTGGGTCAAAGTTTTGAACACCACCAGCGATATTGGTAGGACCATTATCGGCTAATTCGTTCAACTGCTGACGGTCTTGAGCCATAGCTTGATGTTGGTTTTCCAAAACAAGAGCTGTAACAGCTTTCTTGTATGGGTCTTTAATGGCTTCGAGTTCTGGATGCTCTAGAACTGGATTCCATTTCTTTTGTAGTTCTTCAGTCATATACATTTGTAGTTTTCCTTATGTTGTATATTTTTGGTATTATTTTACCAGGGTTTGTGAAATGGTTTTTGCATAAAGTTCCATGGAAGGATCAGCAAAAGAGGTTTTCTTAACTTCTTCTTCAATGGTAACTTCATCATCTAAAGCAGATGAATCAGCAACTTTAACTTCTGCCTTGAAATATGATTCTTTCAAAGTGGATAGTTTGTCAGCAAATTCTTCTTCAGTAGTAAATTCTACACCTTCTGCAAGTGCTTTTAATTTTTCTACTTGTGTCTGCGACAGGCCTTCACACGCTGTGTAGATAGCCTCAATTTTTTTCTGTTCGTTTAATTCTTTGGACAATTCGATACCTTTGTTGATTTGCTCATTCAAAGCATCTTCTAATTCTTCCAACTTAGAAGTCATTTCTTCAACAATGTCAACCTTTTCGGCTGGAATATCGATGTAATGTTCGACAAATAAGTTACGCAAACCTTCAATGAATTCTTCCGTAATTTCGGCTTTTAATCCAGTTTCGATTGCGAGTTCGTTGTCATTCATCCACTCCTCAACCATGTAGTTGAGATAGTCATCAACCTTAGCGGCCATTTCTTCTTTAACTTCTTCCAAAGCAACTTCGAATTGCTCCATCAACTCAGCTTGAATTTCTTCAACGATAGGAGTGGCACGAGCAACAACAGCAGCTTCAAAAATTGTGGCAGCTTTGTCTTTGAATTCTTCAGAGAGTTCTTCACCTTGCATCAAGGCATCGATATCTTCGTGGTATGATTGGAATGTGGCGCCTGGATTGGCTTGCATCATTTGTGGTGCCAATTTACCAGCAATACGGTCACGAATAGCTTCGTAACTTGTAGGCTCGCAATGTTCTGCATCCAAATCATTACGACCCATATTGTCTTGTGGACCAGTAGATTTAGAGATACCAACACCGTCTTTCTGTGCGCCTACAGGTGGTGTTGCACCTGGAGGAGTTGCTGATGGAACACCTTTTGTATAATCTGGATTTGCATCCGTTTCTTTTCCTGTTACAGCACCAATTGCACCAACATCTTGTTGGCCAGCGACCACGGATGTTGGCAACTTTTGTGGCTTATCTTGGCCACCTGATTTAGATGAAATGTTTGAATCAAACGTTTCTTTGGAACCTTCACCAAGTAAAATGTTGGTAGCGGCGTCTGTTAATTTTCCCATTTTGAAAATCTCCTTGATTTATTGGATATATTTATATTTAAAGTTTTTTCATGAAGTTTTCAAAAATGTGTAGACTTACACGCTCAATATCGGCCTTTGAGGCCTGACGAACTTGTTGTATCGCTTGAGATTGATCCTGCTCTGTCCATACACCATTGACCAACATCCACTCTTTACCTTCCATGATACCTTGTACAAAAGCACCAGGTGCAGAAGGGTCTGCTACAATATCAGCCGCTGTGGCTAGATAAAAATCGTTCTGAACAACATTAACTCCGTTAACGTTTTTCAATGAACCCATACCTCTAGATGATACACCTAACTGAGCACCACCCTCAATTAATTGACGGGCAATGTTTCCCATTGGTGTATCGAGAACTTTGGCTTTACCGATCCATTGGTTACCATCTTCTTTCAAACCTTTGATAAGAATCGCCACTCGGTCCAAATTAATGGTTGGAGAATCAGGATGACCTAATTCACCAAATGCACGGTTCTTATTAATGTATTCTTCTGTATAACGATGAACTTCTTTTTTCATCGTATTGTATTCATACAAGCGGCCGTTCTTATTTTTTCTTTCGGAAACTAAGAATGGACCTTCAATGAATAAAGATTTTTTGCCACTACCAGCGGCTTCTTCAATGTACTCATAACTGATGGTCTCATTTACCTCTTTGATTAGTTTCATAATCCTAATGATCCTCTTCTTTTTAAAGATACTTTTCTTTTTCTAATTGTTTGTTTTAATTTTGCCGCTCTTTTATACTTTGCTGTCCTACTACCTAATTGTCTATTTCTAACTTCCTGAGCCGACATACGAACCATTTTACCACCACGAATTATCCAACCTGGCGCATTAGAAAAGGTTTTATTTCTTTGTACCTTACCGTTTCTTATACGAGTCCTAACAATCTTCTTTCTACCAACCTTACGGGTTTGTACTATACCTTCACACAACAAAAACTCTTTAAAGGTTAACATCTTATGGAGTTACGCCATACGGAGGATAGTTAAATGCAGCTGGATCTTGGAACTGACCAGCACTATAAAATTGACCGTTTTTATGTAACTCAATAATAACTGTATAAGCTGCATTGGTGGTTGTGCCAACTGATTTGAGCGTCACATTGCCTGTAGGTGCAACTGTGTTGTTCGTAATTGCTGGCAACTGGTACTGTGGATTGGTATCAACATTTCCAACACCTAAAGCGTAAATTGTTGCACCGCCACCAGGAGCGCCTTGCCATTTTAACTGTAAGTGACCAACTTCAGCATCAACAGAAGCGATAACTCTTGAAATAGTAAATGCTGAATTGGCAAATCCTGTAGCAACCGTATTGCCTGTCTGATATGGTAAGTTGTTGGCATTTAATGCATATGCCAAAGTTCTAGGATCAATAATAACAGTTTCTAATTCATCAGAATCAATAATACCAACACGCTTAATAACGGTTCTTTTATTTGTATCAATAAGTATTTGTGTGCTATTTGCGATGGCCATTTTTTATCCTATTCTTCGCTTTGTTCAGCTTGTTCTGAATCTACTGTTTCTTCAGCAGATTCTTCCGTTTCAGGAGTAATAAAATTTTGTGCAACAACCTGTTTAGCGGCTTCAATATGGGCAGTTACTTTATCGTGAATTGCTCCATATAATTCGCTTCTAAAATTTACTGCGTCTGCATCCATTGCGTAATCAACGATATTGCGGGTTGAAAATCCTGACATTTTTGTATCTCCTTATACCAATTATATATTTATCAACTATGCTTTTTGTTGGTCTTTTTTGCCTACATCTTTAATAGGCACATCAGCCGGATTGGTTGGTTGTTCTGGTACTCCAGACATCATCATCTGTTGTGCTATATCATTACTGACTGCAACCGGTAATCCAAAACCGTCTTTCTTCTCTTGATTAATCTCTTTGTCCATCATCTCAATCTCATCATCGGATAAACGAAGAACATTGCGTTGAATCCATGCCTGCGAGAAGTAACGACCTGTATATGGATCAACAGAACCCAATAACTGTAAACGGTTGGTCATTAATTCAGCTTCTTTAAGTTCAGAGAAGTTATTATCTTTAATGAAGTCATAGTAAATATGCTCCTTCATTTCTGCCCATTCTTCAGCAGTACAAATACCTTTTAATACACATTGAACACGGAGTGCTTGTTCAAACAAATCAGAAAACTTGTTGCGCATACGGTCAACAAATTTGGCAAACTTTAGTTCGTCACGGGTAATTTCACCAGAACGACCAAGTGAAAAACCATTTAATTCTGGATTTAAACGAGATACAGGAACATTCAATGCCTTGTATAGTTTCTTCTCAAAGTACTTAACATCTTCTAACTCACCTAGGTTTTGTCCACCAGGTAATGTAGTAATCTCTGTACCTTTTCCACCTTCACGGCGTGGTAACCAAAAATCTTCCATCATGGATAAGAATTTACGGTCATCACGGACTTCACCTGTGTTGGCATCGTATACAAGTTTGTTCTTGTATTTTACCATGATGTCACGAAGGTATTGTTCTGCCTTTAATTTTGGTAGATTACCTACATCGATGTAAAAAATACGGCGCTCAGGAGCACGACTAATACGATAGATGACAGTCGCATCTTCAATCATCCTTAACTGATTTAATGGCTTGATTGCTTTGTGTAGATACGACAATACCACGGCACGGCGAGAATCCATGAGACCAGAAACAACTGAGATAATGGAATCTGTGGTAATACGGACACCAACAGGACCAAAGTTGCTAGAAGAACCAGTAGTAACCTTATCGTTGAAGATATAATATTCATTAACAAGATCCATCACCTCCACGCCAGTGCGCTCATCTTTTCTTTTTTTAATCTCACGCACTTTGCGCAGTTTACGTGGATCAATATAACGAAGTTCTTTAATACCTTCTGTTGGTTTTTCACGGTCAATAATAACATGGTAGAACATTCTACCATCAACATAGTATCTACGGAAAATATCGTGTGCCAAGCTCTTGTAATTTAACATACGAAGAACAGTATTAAACTCAGCACGAATGGCATTTTTAATTTTTTCTGGTTGCTTCAATTCATCCATAATGATTTTGATATTTTTGCCATCATCGTCTTGGCAAATAGCTTCATTAACAATATCATCAATGGCGGCTTCGATTTCTGGCTGCATTGCCATTTCACGGTAACGTGAGATTAATTCAACTTCATTTTTAGCGGTGCCGTCTAGGTCAACATATGTTCCATAATAAGCGGCCGATGTAATCGTAAGTGCGCCATCGTCATTGGTTGGCGGAGAAAACGACTGTTGGACTCCAGCTTCTTCTTCCGACTTAGCTCGAGCAATTGTAAAACCAAAAAGAGAAAATTTATTTGAGGCTGCCATATTGTTTTAATCCAATTCAAAAAAACATGATGGAGAGGACTAAGCCTCTCCGTAAAATAATTAAGTAGTTGATGGTGCCGATTCCCACCATTGATAGGCAAACGTTGCCGAGTATTCTTCAATGGTATCGTTTGAACCCCAATCTAAATCAATTGGTGCCAAATCTAGTGGGAACAAACCAACAAAGTTGTAAGACTTAACAATATTACCAGTCTTACCGTATTGGTCAACTTTTGCATCAACAGTATAACCTGCTGGACCACCAGCTCCTGGATTACGCACATTGCCTGCATGACTATTTATTGCGTTCATCCAGGACTCAAGTGCGTTACGAATTGTGAAATCTTCATCGTTAATGATTTGTAATGTCCAATCAGTAAAGGTACGATTGCCAGCAAACTTGAGTTCACGACCAAAATAATACAAAGGTACAGTACCTACGGTAGAACCAGGTAACTGTGCCGATTTGGCCATAAATGTTGTTTTCTGTGCAGCTGCTGTACCGTTTTGTGCAACTGTTGGGAAGGATAGAGTTACTTGAAATAGATTGGGACGGGCACCGTCACCAATCATATTCGCTCTAAATTCTGTTACGTTGAATGCCATTCTTTTCTCCTATTCGTTAGTATTTATTAAGCTGCACCAACGATTGTTGTAAAGTTGACGCCAGTTCTTACAGCAACGAAATTCAATTGGATGAAATTAATTGAACGAGCAGGCTTGATGTAAATGTCACCAACAAACTGATTAGAATCAATAACTTGCGGTGTATTATTTGTAGTGTCACAAACAACACGGAAGTCAGTAATACCACGGCGACCTTGAACATCTCGTAAGAACGGAGTTACCATGGCAACAAAGTCTGCTCTGGTAAAATCATCATTGAATTCAAACAAAGAGTACCTAGAGGCAGTTGCAATTGCTTTTTCAAGTACAATAAACAATCTGCGTACATTAATACGGTCAAACGCTGATGGTTTGGCTTGTAGTGTTTTATCTCCGTAAAGAACTGTTCCTTGACCTGGTAAAGAAACAACAGAATTGATGCCTAAAGAATACAATGTATCTCTATCTGTTTGTTTTGGATTCCATGCCAAACGAACAACGTTCTTTAATGCGCCACGATTTAAACCAGCAGGTGAGAACCATGGATCTGTAACTGAATCGGTATATACACATAAACCAGCAATATCAGCATTTAACGGAACATACTGGTAAGTATTATTGTACTTGTTGAACATATACTTCCAACCAGTATCAGCAACAGCATAAGATGTTGTACGATTTAAACCATTATACCAAGTAGTAATATTGGTTGTTTCAGAACCACTTTGATTTATCACAGATGAAGATGGCGGTGAAATAAATGCTACACAGTCTTTACGAGTATTAACGATGTTATCGATGACATATTGTTGTACTGTATTGCTTGCATCACCAGTAATTACTAGTGAGATATCCACATCATCTGGACTTTGAAATTTTGAAAATGCTGTAATTGTATTTGCAGTAGTTGGGTCTTGGTCAATACCGCCAGACAGTATTGAAGTTGACCTGGTGGCTAATGTTGCAAAAACAAAATTGTTAGATGCTGGTCTATTCCAAGTAGAATTTGTCGTGGCATAACCAGGAGTATCCATTGCATAAATGTATTTGGATTGGTTATAAATTACTTGTTTGTACCAATTTGAATTTCCTAAAGAATCGGTCACATTTGTAGCTTTTGATAGGTATGGGTATGTTTCTAATACTGTACCTTTTGTGCCAGAAAATGCACCACCTATGTCAACAACAGCAACGTGAATTTCATCATTGGCTGCACCATAAGCCGCAGCTTGTGCAGATGTACCTGGAGCACCGTTAAAGAAACTAGCAACACCATAACCATTGACGTTCCAACTAGCTGAATATGTGTTGGCGTCTACAACAGAAACGGCTAAAGAATTACCATAAGTACCAATGAATCTTGCAGCGAAAGCGCCATAAGCGTTTCCTTGGTCTGAATTTAAACCAAAATCGGTATATACTTCAGGATTACTAATTTGAATATATGAACCAGTTGCAGTAGCATTAGTAGCTCCAACATTAATAGCACGAACAATTTTTAAATTATTACCGTAAGCTAAAAAAGAGGCGGCTGTTAAAAAACTAGTTGTTGTGTTGGTGGTTGGGCTTGGATTTGGTTTACCAAAACGATTGACTAAATCAACCTCATCGGTAACTGTAACAATTTGGTTTGCTGGACCCCATGCAAAGTTTCCAGCGAATGCACCGGCAGTAGTTAGTATTGAAGGAACAACCGTGGTTTGGTCGACTTCAGATACGGATACGCCTGGAGAGATTTGGATTGCCATTTATTATCTCCTTGATATATGATTTATTGGCACTTACGATACTATAATGATATTTATGATAGGCCGTATTTAGAGATTACCTACTCATTTCTTTAAAAAAACCAGCATACGTTTCTCCTGAATCCGCTTTTTCCCATACATCTCCACCTTCCAATATAAATTCATTTTCTAATCCGTTCTCAATAACCGGTGCAGGTAGAGTTTCTTCGTCATACTGGTTCATATTTTCAAGTTGAAGTTGCTTACGAACATCATGAGCAACAATCTCTCTAAAAAGAACTTGTGTGGTTGCCCAAGCAAAAGTGACCAGTCCCATAACCATATCATCATTGGCGTCACTCTCGGCGGCAAAAGAAGTCTTGCTTGCCACAAAAGTAGTCAATTCTGAAATGGTATCAAAATCGTTAATAACTAATTTATTACCTTCAATCAATGTCTTTAGGTTAGAACAACCAATTCGTTTAACCTGAGTAGACATTTTTAAACCCAACTGAATACCTCTGGCAAAACCAGCCGATAATTGTTGTGGTTTTTTGTTACCTGTAAATACTTTAAATAGATTTTCATACTCTAAGTCTTGATGAAGAATATCAGCAATCTGTGGAGTGTTGTTAATTTCAACCAAAACATAAGCATCATTATACATTCTAGCCGCATTATAAATTACGGTTGGAAATAACAGAGTTGAAATAGAAGAACTCTTGTATGTGGCAACCTGTTCATACGGCATGGTTGTCATATCAATTATGGAGAAGGTTGACGAATCTAATCCTTTGCCTTCTGAAACATCCACAAACATACCGTAAATATG